GGTGTGCTGCCTGCTTGATTGCGTTGGCCCGAATCCAGCCGTGTGAGGTTTTACCTATATTATACACGCCCCGCTTGTCGAAACTTGCAATTTCTTTGCGCAGAATCTTTTTTTAAGGCGGGCGTGAAGGTGCATAGCTCCAACTGTCCACCCTCACGCCCTTTGTGATAGGCCATCTCTGACCCGAGGTAAGCCTATCATTTCACAAGAGAAAAATACAGCCTAAAATAAGCGGATTTGACGGAAATGTGCTTGGGTAAAATCCTGTTATTTTAGGGGAATCCCCTATTAAATTATCGAAATGAGGGCTTAGCAAGTGAAAGCGAGACAAGACCCGTCCACCAAGCCGTACTTTAGGTGCCTGTCATGCCCTAAATTCAGGAAAGACTGCGGTGGAATTCCAACCAGAGGAATGGATTTGCAAAACTGGTGCGAGTATATGCGTGATGTCAAAGATGTCGCGCATCTGACAAACGCCTATATTGCAAAAGAGGCTGATGTATCTATCAAGACCATAGAGCGCATTATGGCAATCAATGTCGATCAGGACATTATGAGAGCCGTTGCAAGGAGAATAGAAATGGTTGTTGTTGGTACGGTGGGCAATCATATTTGCGAACTCGATAACAGCGCAGCCGCAGAAAGAATTAACAGACTGCTTATGGAAATTGAATACTGGCGCAAGGAAAATGACCGCAAGGCGAAAATCATTGACAAATATCTGGACATTTGAAATGGGTTATGCAGAACAACCCGTAGCAAAACAGATTGATGTAACAAAAAACAGAGGAGGGTTACTTTGAGTAGAATTCTAAGGGTCGGTCTATACGAGCGAGTTAGTACCGACGAGCAGGCTCTCCGAGGGTATTCTATCGACGCCCAGATGCAAAATCTGGAGGAGTTCTGTAAAGATAAAGATATGAGAATTGTGGACCATTATACGGACGCCGGCGTGTCCGGAGGTAAGGCTGCGTTCCGGCGTCCGGAAATGTCCCGCCTGCTGGCAGATGTAGAGGCCGGGAAGATTGACATGATTCTCTTCACCAAACTGGACCGCTGGTTCCGTAATATCAAAGAATATTTTAAGGTGCAAGAGGTACTTGAGCGGCACCGCGTAGAGTGGAAAGCCATTCACGAGGACTACGATACGACTACGGCCAACGGCCGCATGGCGATAACGATTTTCCTTGCTATCGCTGAAAACGAGCGCGAGAAAGGCTCTGAGCGTGTTTCCGCCGTCCTGGCGAATAAGCGCAAAAATAAAGAGGCCTGCATGGGCGGCCCCTATAATCCTTTCGGGTATACAAAAGTAAAAGACGAAGATGGGGTTATGCGCTGGGCTTTTGACCCCGAAACCGAGGACGCCGTCCGGGAGTTTTGGCGGATTGTTCAAGAGGAAAACTCCATCATGACTGCCGGGAAAATCGTCAACGCGACGTTTGGCCTCAATCGCGCATTAAAAGAATGGGGCCGCACCTTCAACAACGAAATGCACCAGGGAAATTATAAGGGCGTCAAAGATTATTGCCCGAGGTATATTTCCCCGGAAGATTGGCAGCGCGTTAAGGCTGCGCGTACAATCAAAAAGACGCAGAAAAACCGATGCTATCTGTTTACGGGTTTAATCCCTTGTCCGGATTGCGGTTGTATCATGTCCAGTAATTACAAGATTTATACAGACAATGTCCGGGAGTATTATTCTTACCGCTGCCGCCACTATACTGTGCGCCGGTGTACGAACAACAAGCAGGTTTCGGAAAAAAGGGCCGAGAAGTGGCTTTTGGCAAATGTCAAAGAAAAACTGGAGGCGTTCATTCTTGCCGCGGAGGTTGAGGAGGCTGCTCCAAAGCCGAAGCCGAAGCGTGACAAACTCAAAATAAACGAAAAAATACGCCGGCTCAATGTGGTGTACATGGGCGGCGGAAAGTCAGACGACGAGTACATATCCGAGTTGGCAGATTTGAAAGCTCAGCTTGTAGCGGCGGAGCGTGAGGAAGAAGGCAACAAGCCACGCGACCTCGCTCCCCTCCGGGAGTTTCTGGCTACCGACTTTGAAGCGATATATTTATCTCTTGAGCGAGAGGAAAAACGCCAGCTGTGGCGATCTATTATTGATTCTCTTGTCGTTGAAGGAAACCATGTCGTGGATGTGGTATTCAAAACGTAAACTAAAGGCGGCCCATGTTGGTCGCCTTTTTACATGTATAAAATGGGGACTATAAGGACAGTCTCGGTGCTCACCCCGGCGCCGCCGAAAAACACGATGGACGCGCTCTCGTCCACCCATCTCTGCAGGGTCTGGATCTCTTGCGTCATCTCACACCTCCAGCAGCTTCTCCCGCTCCCGTTCCAGGGTCTGGGCCCGGCGGTTCAGCTCCTCCAGCTCCCGGACGAGCCGCTCTACCACAGTCTCCACCCGCATCCCGACCCCGGCGATGGAGCTGCGGGACTGGCTGATCCGATCCTGTACGTACAGATCCACAAACAAACCGTCCATGAAATAGTCGGCAAAGGTGGCAAACTCTCCGATCTGAATGTCGGGCACCTGCAGGTCGGACACGTCCGCCAGCTCCGTGCGGAACCGGCTCAGCGCCTGCCGGGCCCCGGCCGCGGCGCTGCGGGCCTGCCCCAGCCGCTCGTGCTTGGCCATGGTGGCGATGAGTCCGCCCCCCATCATGTCCCACGCCCCGGCATTGCCCGCCGCGTCCAGACTGTACATCGTATCCTCCAGCTGCCGTACCGCGGCGTCCCCGGCCCGGACAGCCTCCTCCAGTTCCTTCCGGCGCAGGGCCAGCCCCTCCAGCTCCCGGACGATCTCGCCCAGCCGCCCCGTGGGGTCGCCCCCCTGCCGGAGCAGCACCTGTTCCTTTTCCTTGAGCAGCTGTCCGTATCGGATGGCGGGGTCGCCCAGAATGCTGCTCTCCCGCTGCGCCCCGCGCAGTCTCTCTTCCAGCCCCTCCAGATCCCGAGCCAGCGCGTCATAGCGGATCTTGGCAGCCTCTGCCTCCCGCTTTTCCTGCTCCAGCCGTTCTTCCCGATCCCCCCGGATCCGGGCCACGAAGCTGGCAAAGCTCATGCTCTCCAGTTCCTCCACATCCGCCTGTTCCCGGCGCATCACTTCCAGCGCCTCTCCAACGGCAGCCCGGTACTGCGCGATCTGCTCCCGCAGGTCGGCAATGGTCACCTGCAGCTTCCGGGCGGTCTGTACCTTCTGGCGTACCTGCTCCAGTTCCTGATCAATCTCAAACAGTGTGCGCATGGGATCACATCCTTTCCCTGCCATTATACCAGCTTCCCGCCCCTCTTGCAATGACCGCCCCGTCTATGATACTATAAACTCAAGATTGTGCCTAAGGAGGGATTCCATGAAGCGCTCCGCCCACCGTCTCCTCGCCCTCGCCCTGTGCCTGTCCGCCCTGTCCGGCTGTGCCCGGCAGCCCGTCCAAAGGGTCACTCTGAGCGAAGAAAACCTCTGGCAGTACGTGGCCGTCGCCCCCACCGCCGACTTCGTCCCCGCCCAGAGCGACGCCCCGCTGGTCTGCTGCGTGCGCGGCGTGCTGGACTACGCCCTGTATGAGGATGTCCTGCTCACCTTTGAGGTGGTCTACTATAAGCCGGAATCCCCCAACGTCCCGGACCAGAAAAGCTATACCGTGTCCGTCGCCCTCAATGCCGCCGGCGGCGCGCAATTCGAAGTCCCCTACACCGGCCTTGCTCAAATCAAAAATGGCGTCGGCTCCATCCGGGACTACGGCGACAGCGCCGAGCTGTACTGGTTCAACCGCACTCTGCGCCTGACCGGCGTCACCGGCACGGTGTGCCTTACCCCCTGACCTTCTCTAACCAGCAAAGCTTCACCCCCACGGGTGAAGCTTTTTTCATAACCGACTGGACATTTCCGCCTCTTTCCGTTACACTGATAGGGACTTTTTCCACCAAGGAGCAAATGCCAATGGAACTTCTCATCCACACGCTGGCCGCCGAACTGGGCCGCAGCGAGACCCACGTCAAAAACGTCATCGACCTCATTGACGAAGGGGCCACCATCCCCTTCATCGCCCGCTACCGCAA